TCAATACCTGCTGAACCTGTAGTACCCGTAGTACCTGAAGTACCTGAGGTAGCACTTAATCCACTTCCTCCATCTATACCAGCTGAACCTGTTGTTCCAGATGAACCTGATGAACCACTAAATCCACTAAACCCATCACTACCTGATGAACCAAAAGAACCATTTGTACCTGAAGTGCCAGCTTCACCTGATGAACCTGAAGTTCCAGTTGAACCTGAAGTACCTGAAGTTGAACTTAATCCATCTTCCCCAGCATTACCATTTGAACCTGTAGTTCCTGAAGTGCTCGATGTTCCTGAAGTAGCACTTTCTCCGCCTTCACCATTACTACCAGTTGAACCTGATGTTCCTGATGTTCCTGATGTTGCACTTTCTCCACCTTCACCTGATGAACCTGAAGTACCAGTTGAACCTGAAGTACCAGATGAACCTCCTTCTCCAGCAGAACCTGAAACACCACCTGAAGTACCTGCTGTACCGCTTGTACCTGAAGATTGTGAACTACCTGATGTACCAGCAGTCCCACTAAGACCTGATGAACCAATTAAACCACTTGAACCTGCAGTACCTGCAGAGCCTGAAGACCCAGAGCTACCTGAACTGCCTGAAGATTTAGAACCTCCTGAAGAGCCTGAAGTACCTGTAGTGCCTGAACTACCAGCAGAACCTGAAGATCCGGATAAACCGGATTCACCGCTGTTATTTCCCAACCCTTGAAAGGAAGCTACTGGGACTTGGTCTAAAAATCTTATATTGGCCATCTAGAAATCTTGTATTTTAGTATAAATATTAAACTTAGGAAATAATAGTTGATCTTTTTTCTGCTTCTCGTGCTCTAGGATCAGGAGTTATAATTCTATTACCATCGGCTGTTCCCTCAAAGAATTCACTACCCGCAACAATTTCCATTGAAAATATAATTTTAGTTTTTTCATTAAATTTATTAAAGGCATTCATTGATTTTTGTACTATTTCTGGAATGATATACCCATTTAGTTTTATGTTAAATGTAGTTTTAACTACTCTTTCTTGTCCTTTGTTTGTTTCTACAACATTAGTAAAATTATCAATCATTGCTCTAAACTTAAAACGTTCAGGATCACCCCAATATGAATCGGAGGCGTAATTGATTGCTTCTACTATTTTATTCATTTGTTCTACGTAATAGGTTGATATAGCACAACTATATGTAACTGTTACATAGTCAGGATAAACTACAGCAACAAATTCCTTTTCAGGAACTCTATTATTAAGTACTGTGAAATTGTCATATGCGTTTTTTCCAGAATATCCTTTTTGAAAAATTCCAAAGTTATTTGGATTATTAGAATCCATTTTATTACCTATGCTTCTAACTTTTTCAATATTATCACGTTTAAACATGATTATTGGGAACATTATTTTACCGTTACTATCACGGTATTTACCGTCTTTTTGGAACGATTTCCATCTTTCCGGTGAGCCATATATAATTGGAACGTCGATGCGTTGTCCATTTTGAACTACGGATGGACGAATTACATTTTGGAAGTAATACATAATAGCCTCGTCGATGTCTTGTATACCAACTGTAAATGGTTTTGTACTATCTCCTCTCCAAGATATTTGAGTTCCCCTATTAGGAACAGTAGCCATATTAGGATTACCCATTTGAGGATCCGTTGGTTGAACTAAGCTATTAGATATCTCTTTTTGAGATTTTGGGGTTGGTTTATTTAGTTTTTGAGCCATTATAGTCGTTCTAATGTAATTCCTACTTTATCTGAAGGAATATAATGTGTTTTGCAAATAATTTGTTGATTCCACCCAAAATAAGATAAATCGTTTTCAAGTGGGTTTGGGTTGTTTGGATAATCTGGATTTTTACCTACAAAATAATTATTGGCATTTGTATCGTCTATCTCAAAATATGCACCATTATATAATATAATATCCCCAGGTTGTGGAACCAAGTCAGCTCCATATAAAGCTGTATCAACATTAAAATCTTTAGCTTTACCTAATAAATCATCTCTTAAAAATTTAAATTCAACAGGCCATTCAACATCCACACCATAATCAGTGTCGGGGTTGGTTTGATCTCCTCTTTCTATTAAACAATTTAATAAAACAGGACCCATATAGTATTTAGTGCCTGCGGCTTCACCATAAATGTTTGTAATTGTTTCTTCAAGTTTAAATTTATAGAAAGCTGCCTGTTGGGAAATTATATTTCCCATTAATTCACGGTTTACTGTTCTAAGTAAACTTATATCTCTTGCAGCTCCAAATAATGCCATATTATCCTATGTAAATTGTAAATGGTACTCTACCTAATTCTTTTTCTAAGAAATCACCCTCTAATGATCTACGTTCTAATAGTTTTTCTCTTGAGGTTTCATCAAGGTAAGCTCTTAATCTATCAATTAATGCTATTTTTTCATTTGAAGCCGCTGTAATTAAATCTCCTTGATTTAATGTTACATCAGCTCCTGGGATGGGTACTGTACTATATTTACCTCTAACATAGCCTAACATTTCTTTACATAATGCTAAGGTATATTCAAAAATCCAAGAACGACCTATAGAATTAATTTCTGAGTATATAGGGTTTAAATAAGGAACATTGCTAATAATCTTTATTTTACCATCTCCATCTGAAAAAGCAGCTGCTGCTTCTTCTGATTTTAAAATATATTGTATTTTTAATTTGTTTCTATATTGTCCATTTCCTAAATTGTGAGGAACAGGGAATAATTTAATTTTATTATTATGTACTTCAAAAGAGAAATTTGATCTCCTAACTGTGTCATTAAACTCAATAGCCTGTACTGTAGCAATTGTATAGTTAACAGGCATTAATACGAAGTTTATACCAGCGGCTGAGTATGCCCCAAACCCAAATGAGTCTATTGAGCTTGCTAAATCACCACCAGCAGCACCTCCCCCGGCGAACGGGTCATAGTATCTTACAATAGCAGGTGTTGATTCAAAAAATACTCTCATAATTTGAAGATCTCCCTTTTTATAATGGGGGATATTAAGTTCTGCCCAAGCATTTAAATCGTATTCTTGTTGGTTTTCTACTAAATCAACAAAACCATCATACCATTCTACATTACCACCCGAACCAGCTTCAACACCATATTGTTCCGAAAGGGAAATTATACGTGCTAGTGTTGGGGTAATAATTGAATTATTAATATCAACTGTATCTGGAGCACCTTCTAAAGATAAGTAATTTTCTCTTACCTTATAAGAGTAAATCTCATTACCATAAACAGTTACAGCTTCTTCAAAAGCCGTATAAAATTGAATATCTTGTAGCTCAACGTCTACAATAGGATATCCTAAACGCTGAGAGCAAAATTTTGCTACTTTGTCTGCGTCTTGATCAAATTCTAAATCGTTATCATAAAAACCGAAAGGTGTATCTCCTGGTTGGAATGAACTAGATCCGGGCCATATTGGTATATTCATGGTTTCTTTTTATGCGTTTACAAGAACATATTCTACATCTATACTAGCGCTAACCGCAAAAACATCAATTGATGTTAAAGCTGATCCTGAAAAACCACCATCAAATTGGCTACCTGTAACTTTTGAACTAGCCCACATAAGTGAAGATGTAGGTGTTAAATCTTGGGTCCAGTAAAAATTATTGGAGTCCGTAAAGGTGACTGCTAAGGATGCTGAATTATCTAGGTTAGTTATTCTAGCGTATCTAACACTACTTGAAGGAAAAGTCCCTGCCCCGGGATTTAAACCGTTAAAATCTACTAAATTAATAGATGTTGTTTCGGGACAGGTAACTATTCTTCTATCTACGTTAGTTACATTAGCTACTCGGTATATAGTTTCATTAAGAGTTTTTACGTTCTTAATAACGTGTTCTTCTTTTATTTTTACTTGAAAAGTACTAGGTTGTAGTGTAGATGCCATGCTTTTTTGATTATAAATATTAAAAGAGATGGCTTAATTACTATTTTCTTGACTTTCCACTTGTACCTGCTGAACCTAAGGTAATACCCTGTTCGGCAGCATCTTCATAAATTGAAATTAAATCATCCACAATAGGGTCTCTATGGTTTTTTATTAATGTAATTGAACACATATTTTTAACTTTACGAGCAGCCGTATATAAAAATCTAAAACCAGATTCACGTCTGGATTTTAAATCTACTTGATGGTCATCACCGCAAACTATCATTTTAGAGCGTAAACCAATACGAGTAGCAATCATTTCCATTTGTTCATGGGTTACGTTTTGGGCTTCATCTACAATAATACATGAATCTAAGAATGTTCTACCTCGCATAAAAGCTAAAGGTACAATTTCTATTCTACCTTCTTCAATAAGTTTTTCTACCTTTACTTTATCATATAGAACAAACATATTTTGATATATTGGTTGAATCCAAGGATCCATTTTTTCTCTTAAATCCCCAGGTAAGAAACCTATTTCTTCTTTAGACACCGTAGGTCTAGTAATGATAATTTTACTATAATGTCTTCTTAAAATACCATCCAATGCTACTTGACAAGCTAATAATGTTTTACCTGAACCTGCTCTGCCTGCTAGTATTGTTAAGGTATTATTTAATATTTCTTCTTTTGCTTTTTTCTGTTCTTCGTTTAGGGGAATTTTAAACTTAATTGGATCTTTTATTATTCTTTTTTCTTTGAAAATCTCGTCTTCGTGATGATTTGAAGTCATAATCATTTAAATTGTTATTAATAAATAGGTAGGTGAGCGTAGAATCTGTGGGTGTATGGGATTGGCATAAGGTGGTGCCATTGGTTGTAAGTTGTGGATAATAAACGTTTAGGTATCGCGTTAATCCATTTACCATTAGTGGTAATATATCATATCTCCCCATAATATAACTACACTTGTCTGTTTGAATATACATATGGATAAAAAGAGCCCTGCTTTCGCAGGGCTCAATTTTATTGAACTAAAAACTTAGTTTAATTGATTATAGCGTATTTAAACCCGCAACTTCAATTTTACCATAGAATTCAGGACGGATCATTTTCTTCGCGTAACGAGTCAATAAACCTTTTCTTGGAGTGAAGGTATCTGGATCGTATACAAGAGGAGTCATAATTAATGGAATATATGGAGCAAATACAGCACCAGTTTCCAAGAATTGAGAACCTCTATAACCCATCAAAATAACGTTTTCAGTCATGTAAGGGTTTTTGTATACATCGTAGCGGCTATTGATAGCACCTACTTTCTGAACACCGAATGCATATTTTGCTTTAGCAGCATCACCATCAGAGTTTGAAGCAAATCCTGGGATTGATTCTAATACAGTAGCAACTGTAGGAGAACATACCAAGAAGTTAGCACCACCTCTAAGAGTTAATTGGTGAATCTTGTTAGAAACTTTTTGCATTTTAGTTCCTAAAGTTTGGAACCATTGACCTTGAGAATTGTAAAATCCTAAATCTGAAGTAGTAGCACCTGAAATTGATTGGTTGTTAACTGCAGACCATACTTCCGTATTGTTAGTAGGAACTGAACTAATCAACATATCAAGGATTTCTAAATCGATCTCCATTGCAATATACTCACTCATGATTGAAGTTAATTCAGCTTCAGCATCTAGAGATTGGTAAGCGTTCAAATCTTGAGCAAACTCAGGAGTCCAAACAGCTTTCAATTTACGAGTTTTAGCAACAATTGCTTCAGATTTCAACTTAACGTTGATTTCAGGAATTGAGATAGGAGTGTTGTTACCGTTTAATGTGTT